AAAATGTCCCAGATGTGACCATGCTCCGATATACTGTCATGTATCTGTATAGGATTTGGATCGCAGAGAACGTCGGCTATGAACTCCTTGGGTGTTTTGAAATCGTCCATCATGTCATATCCGTCCGAATACGATAAGAAGTTTCTTATATTTCCGTCACATTTAACAGCAGAAGCCTCTCTCAGGGGGGTTATCTCGTCCACGAGGGTTAATAACACTTCTGGTTTATGTCTGGGAATGAAGACAGTTTCAAAATTGGGATACATACACATGTTGGTCGTAGTTATCAACAATGAACCCCGTGAAATTCTGTCACCATCGGAAACCCTTTCAACTATGGGTTTAAACGTGGGGTCATAGTCGTCTATGTATACATGTTTCGTAGATGGTCGTATGAAGGGTAAAAACAAAGACTTGGTTTTCATGTGCTCACTTAAAAGTTCGACAGAGTTGAAACCTTGCAACACTTCTCTCAAGATGAACGATTTACCCACACCGTGAGCCCCACATATGAAAACATTCTTACCCTCCCCGATTAATTTCCGTATCAACTCTATTTCTTTTGTGTGAATCGTATAAACTTTTTCAACTTTTTTTTGTCTGATAACTTTAATGAAAGAGTCCATCGATGATCTTACTAATCAAGCTATAGATTTAGTGCTCGAGAATCCCGCACTACATAAACGTATCGTAGAACCTTTAAGAAGGAAAATTCTACCATTTGTGATATGTTCAATTCTTACCAATGTCGCGATGTTTATTCTTTTGGTGTACCTTGTTCGACGTCCGTCTCTTCTTCCACTTCTCCACCCTCTTCCTCTTCCATGAACTCTTCCTCTTCCTCTTCCTCTTCCTCTTCAATAGGAGGTGCCAAGTAATCACCAACTTTCTCGAATGGTGTATTTTTTGTTATAGCTCGGATAGGTTCTATAGTTTTTGGCATTTTTAACAGTGGGATAGGACGGACATTCAATATCTCTGGTTTCGTAAATACACCTTCTATTGGATAGTCTTTCTCAAATGTTTTCAATATTTCTTTGGGGATTGGGGGGGACTGTTCCAACAGACTTTCGTATATTGATTTACATTCGTTCACAAACATGAGACCCTCCTTACTACGCTCAATACGGGGAAGGGCTAACTGGAGGCGAATGTTTCTAGAAAGTCCACCATGTCCCAGTGCAGATGTCCTGTGGTTTTCCATGAGTTCATTTATTTTTAGGAATTGCATGATTGTTGCGATGAGACCAGCTATGAGGTTCATACCACCAATAACGGCGGGTACTCCACCCTGTATACTTACTGGGAACGAACTTTGAGCAAAATTTGCCGTACCCGTGATTGTCGAAAGTACAATTACAGGCAAACTAAAACGTAGACTTAATTTTTTATAAGTTAGAAAAGCGCGATGATGCATGTACCGATAACACGCTGATGCTTCACCCCATTGGCGTAGCACATTTTCGTGATATTCGTTCCACATTTCTTCCATATTAATATCTTCGGACATGTTATAGTAGATGAATATAATATTTCTCATCCATTTTATTTTTTTGATTGGAATTATTGTAGTACCCTTTACAAATGATCGTCGAAGTCTAGAATTTTATTCGATTCTCATCCCATTCATTTTTTACCATTGGTCAGTCAATGACGATACATGTGCATTGACCCAAGCTGAAATGGCTTTAACAGGACAGAAGAAAGAAGAAACATTCATGGGTCGTGTCGTCGGACCAATTTATAAGATGGAAGAGAATGAGATCAATCATCTTACAAAAACAGTGTTCTTCGTTCTATGGGGTTTTGTTCAATATAGATTGGGTCACTTTGATAACATCATCAAAGATAGTTTCAAGGTTTGGAGAGGTAACAAAATTACCGCACCCACGGTTTAACTCCGTTTGATTAGTTCTTGAACACGTTTCATAAATTCCTTGTTACGCTTTATCTTGGGGTCAGCATTAATGATACGAAGAAGAGCCGCAGATGGTATTTTGGGTGAATTACCTTTAGATCTGGGTGTAACTTTCAATTTTTTACGCGCATCCTGAATTTGTTTTACGCTAGGCATTTATTGTAAACCAACAAATTTAAATTTATCGAATAAATGAACACATGATCTAAAATTGTCATATACAATCATACATAACGCATCAGCTATATCATGTTTCCTTTCATATTGATCCATCATGTTGCTACTAATATACTTTTCCGATATACATACAGTCCTCTCTTTACGTTCGTCATAATTAAGATGTCTCATACCAAAATGAACATGCATGCTCACAGGTGAAACTAATGTAACCTTCTCTTTGAACATGTAATGTAACAAAATTTCTATATTTTGAAATCCACCCGGTGGTTGCCTTTCAATAAGTATTTTATCGGCTTTATTGAAAAGTTCTATATGATCGTCTACAAATAAAGGAATTAAGTCTACGAAATCATTTGACTTTATATACTTATAGTCTCCTAAACTAGCTTTCTTTACGTATTCTACCGTGATTTTAGGACCACTTAAAGACTCAGCTAATACTAATCCCATATTATGATATCCAATATCTATGGCCAGTACCTTCATATCTTTATGTAAAAGATTTTCCTTAACTATAGTAAATGAAGAGTAAGATAAAAACACATGTACTTTCGAGTGTATTAATTGTGGCGGTATTGGCACTGGTATATATGTGGTACAATCCCCGTATTGTGAAAGTTGAGACTAGAAATGAACTACCAATGTCACCTCGACCAACAGCCGTGCGTCGTGACCCCGAATATAGAGGTCCCCCAATAAAAAAATACAAACCTGGGCAGATGCAGCAAATGGGACTTATCACAGGAAGTGGTGATGTGACTATGCCATTATACGGAAAGGAAGTTCCAGGGCGACGTGACAGATATCACTATTATACCACAACCCCTGGTCAGCAAATTTACCCAATTCCAGTGAGTCACAACGCTCGCGATTGTATGGAAGATGTAGGGTGTCAAGAACTTTATGGAAATGAAACAGTCTCAGTTACTGGTAAGACTGGTTCATTTAGTGTAAAGATGTATCGTACTGATAATTTCTTTTAAACTTTAGCGAATTTTCGCCCCTGCCCAGCTAGTTTACTGCTCGAACAACATGAACAACAACATAATAGCAACATAGCCGGGAAAAATGACGGTGGAAATGGTATAGGGAATCCTGGATGAAGTGAGTAAAATGTATATCCCATGCGAAGCATCACAAGAGAGCAAATAAAACTACATAACATAATTCCGGCTGAAATAGGTTTAGGTTTACCTTTTGATGATATATCTGGAATGGGACTTATAAAAAACCAAAGTGAAGATAGTGCTGAACCCATAATTCTATAATTACTATATACTGAGAAATTAATAAGTTTTAATACCCACCAATCCATATAGCATTTGCTGAACAAATCTTAACGCAGCGGAAAATGTTGAGCACCCACAACACACCATAGCAGCCGTGATTAATGATGTTTGTTCTTGCATACTAGAGAGATACATCATAACAATGATATTTATTACCAAAGTGGAAGACGTCGAAGAAGCTAAAGGTAAAGCTTGTTTTCGAGACATGGTTATTTATAATATTAACAGAAATTATTTCTCAAATTTTGGGTTGTAATTATATCATATTCTCTATGCTGAAGATTGGAACCTACACGGAGACTTGATTTAATAATTATAAGCTCTTTGATTGTGGCATCATCAAGATGTTTAAAAAAATTCATTTTCGCTTCCATGTCATCAAGTTCGTGATGTTCTTTCCGAGCTTGTACATACGGCCATGTATGTTTTCTCAAAGATGAAACCTCTTGTTCTAATTGTCGTATTCTAGGAAGGAGCACTTTAGTGATCATAATCTTCATTTCAATTACATCACTCATCATATTTGACACACGTGTATGATCTTTAATGTATAGATATCAGGAGAACAAAACATTAAATATTGATATAAAGTATATGCAGTATAAAGAGCTGAAAGAAAAGGCTAAGAAAATGGGTCTACGCGTGACGAAAGATGTTCGGGGAAAACGTGTAAAACTGACAGGTAAAGAAATTCGCGCGAAACTCAGGTTAAATTTGGAAAATAGTGTAAAAAATGCTCAACACGTAATTCGTATTTGTAAGACTATAATTGTAAATAGTCCTCAAACTACAACTCGCCCAGGTGCTCCACCCCCTCCACCACCACCACCTCCTCCACTCAGGAAACCGATCGTAAATTCTAGTCGCGCAAAACTCATGGCTGAATTGAAGAACACACTGAAAAAACGTGCTTTGAAAAAATAATATTACTAATTAGTATATTACGACCATGGCTAATAATAACCAGCCCGCGAACAACACTCTCAACAACGGTGCCATGAAGCTCCGTGAGATCGCTCTCAAATTAGCGACTGACGCTATTAACAAGGCGCGTGCTGCTGGCAACAACGCGAAACCCGACAACAACGCGAAACCCGCCAACAACGCGAAGCCCAACAACAACGCGAAGCCCAACAACAACGCGAAGCCCAACAACAACGCGAAGCCCAACAAC